ACCAGAAACTGACTCAAAGTGAGTTCTAACCCACTCCATGACTTGTTGTGCTCCCGAAGGTGCGATTGGGTCGTAAAGTGTAACGCCCAAAGTTGCAAACTTAGTTTTTCCGGCTAAGTAGCGTGTGTGATTAATAAATCCAAGTTCAACTTCTTGCGTTTGAATTTGAGGCCTGTTTGCGGTCTTCATCAAGAAAGCATCGATGCCCTCAATAGCGAAGACCCATCGGTACTTGCGCTTTGGCTCAAACTTATTAGGAAGCATCTCGGTTACGGACAGTGTTTCAGCCATTATTAACTCCTAGCAGTCTTATATATGTATTTGCTTTGTTCATTTTTTATCTCACAATCCTTCGGCGCCTGCATTAGTCACGACGAAGTCAATAGAGACAAACTCAATTGAACGTGTGGGTTGCAAGAAGATCTTACCTCGAACAGTATTGTTCTCGATGTCTGCTTGCGTAGTGGTCGTAGTGTCAATAAGCACCTTAAACCTATCAATTCCTTGCTCCTGCTGAACTCTCTGGAGGAGAGGAGTTACCAGTGCCGAGAATCTTTCTAGCGTAGATTCACGGTTTGGTTCGAACAAGAGTGACTCTGCAACTCTCTTAACATTACGCCTGATATCGATCAGGAGGCGTCTTACGTTCACTCTATCAAGTGCACTTTGTGCTGCCTGGAGAGTCTTCTGGCCGTAGATCACTGGTCCCGTAGAGGGGAACTTAACGATTGGGTTAATATCCTTATCGTAGAGATCATCCAGATTATTTCTGTTAAGTGCCACCGCAGTTGACAAAGAATTTAAGGCGCCGCGGGCGAAGCCTGCGGGGGCAAACCAAGGAAATGCAACAGCATCGTTAAAGGAGAATGCTCCTAGAACTGCAACTGAAGGTGGGACTTGGACGATTATGTTTCCAGATCCTGCACTCGTTGAAACTATTGCATTGACGTTGACGTCAGGGAAGTATGCTGCGGCAAAAGAGGTATCAAGTGCTCTGTCTCCGAAAGCAGAAACTGTATTTCCAACGTGAACTCTTTGGAGTGACGACGTTACAACAGAATTAACTTCATCTCTCTCTTCAATGTCCATTAGGTAGAGAGCGTCGAAGCGGTCCTCAACCATATCTATGACGTGGTCAGTAACATTGGTGTGTCTAATACCTGGTATTGCCAGAAGTTGTATCTCAACATCAGCTTTCTCGCCCATGATATCAGCAGCTTTTCGATAGGCTGCAGTAGCAGAACCTGCCGTTTGACCTCTACTAGCATCATCGGCTTCACCTTTAACAGCTGTGTTAGAAAGCTTAGCTGATTGTGCGTTAAAAATATCTACACCATCGCATCCACCCTGGAGGAAGAAACTAAACTTGGTAAGTCGCTTGATAGCGGGCTTAGCAGTATCATCTACAGAGAATGCTCTAGTTTTTGCAGCGGCATTGGCAGCAATATTTCCTTTTCGAACATAAACAGCGCCGGTCAAGTCAGATCTAAGAGCAGACATTAGGCCGTCAGATCCTGTTACAACCTTTACATTCTCAAAAGAGAAGACGTTGTTGTTGAATCTATCACAATCAAGGATAACTCCACTAGAATCAGCCTGATTGGGGTTGTTTCCCGTCACAAAGTTCTGGTTTGAAACCCCTAAAAAGTTGGGAAAGAATTTCGTAAAAGAAGAAATAGTTGCATCAGCAATTTTTTCCTTGTTGGGTAAAGATGTTGATGTTCTTCTTTCGAATTGAACGCCCCAATAATACGCTGGATTTGCAATCTTTTTCGGTGCCAATCCATCATTAATGTCTATTCTCAAGGTAACAGGTGGTTCAACGATTTGTTGTAGGTTTGCATTGAAAGGAGTTGCTGTTAGTATATCTGAACCTGACGTTATTAGATGATCTGGTCCTCGGAATCCTAGCGGAAGGGCTACATCTGATATGTCTCCATTTGCAACAGCTGCGTCGAGAGAAATACGAATTCTGCTCGAAACATTTGGGAAGTTTCCTTGAACTACTAGCTTTTGTGAACCTTGTGCTCTATCAAAATCATAGAAGACATGCTGGTCACCGATTCTTCTAGAAATAAAATTATCAGAAGTAGGATCTAGGTTTAGACCTCGCCATTCTTCGAGCTTGACTTGTTCTTGATCTTTATCTCCGAAATCTCTAACGACAACATCAAATGTTCCGTAGTTATTATTGGGATCAGATGACTTGGCAACATTTTCTATAGAAATCTTATAGCGGCGATTAGCAACGGTGCCATCAGAAATAGCATGAACTCTAAAGAGACTTCTTCTTTTTCCGCCTATTGTTTGTGAGATAACAAAGGGTGCATGAGGAGGTGCATATCGCTCTTGGAAATTTTCGTAATTTGGAACCGTAGTAGATCCTGCGTTTCTTCCAAGTGAAGACGTTGTCATAAATGCAATGTTTTCATGATTTGCCGGTTGAGCTGTTCCTGTAACGGGTAAGCACTTAGTCCCTGTAACGGCCGCGAAAGCAGAATAAACGTCATACTGAGAGTAGAGGACATAACCGTGATCTTGAATGGCGGTTGGATCTGAATTGAAAACATTTCCGAAGTAATTGGTTGCTAATGGATCAAAAGATGCGGTAACAACGTTCTTATAAGGCGTGTTCCTATGTCCATTTAAAAGCATTACGAACTCTTGCTTACCACTACCGATATCAACCGTTCCAGTTAAGCCGCCCTTGAGCGTTCTGCTGTCCACGGTGGGTGAAGGTGCTGCAGAGGTTCGACCAGCGACTTTATTCGAAGAGGAGAGAGTGGGTACAACACCCGAAGCTGCAAAAACAACGCCTCTAAGAATTGGGCGCGCTCTCTCATCACCGAGAATTTGAATGCCGGCATCACTGAATATGGTTGAGCCTGCAGACTGCGACATAAAACAGCCTAGAAAATAAGACCTTCCAGGCGGACCGTGCTGGACAGCACTGGGGTTGTGGCCTAGCAATCCATTTGATAGTGGCTCTTTTTGACCTACGACAAAACCAGCGTTTGTAACTGTTCCATCGGTTGTGCTTCTTTGTTTGGCATTTCCTGTACCCAATACTCGAACATATGTTAAAGCACGTGCATTGTTCAGCCATTGCTGAGCTGCTAGGGGGCCAAACTTATCACCCTTGATTGGGCCAAAAATATTTTCAAATTCTTGTGTGTTAGCCACAAGAACAGGAACAAAGGCGCGGCCTTCGTTAGCTGTCCCAACAACTCCTGCGGGAACTCCAGAAGGCCCCGATCTACTTGGAGTTGAAACATCTATTTCATTTGTTCTGACTCCGGGGCTCGTAAATGTTGTCTCTGACATCAGACTTTTCTCCTGAATATGCTCAAAATATATCTATTACTCAAAGCTAACTCCTGAATTAGTAATTACGAAGTCTAGTGAAATAAACTCAATCGCTCGTGTTGGAACAAGAACAATTTTACCATTCAATCGATTAGAGAGAACATCATCCGTAGTGTTGTTCGTATCATCCATTACAACCTTAAAATTCTCAATTCCGCTTTGGGCTTGAATCGTAGCTAATATAGGGGTTACCTGCGAAATAAATCTTGCGCGGGTGGCCGGAGTATTTTGCTCAAACAAAATCCTGTTAGCTACATCTGAGACTGCACGCTTAACTTCGAGCATTAGTCTTCTTACGTTGACACGATCCAATGCAGATTGAGCAGCCTGCAAAGTCTTTTGTCCGAAGATTACAAATCCTTGTTGTGGGAAATTAGCAATTGGATTTACTCTAGAATCATAAAGAGTATCTCTGTCACCTGCTGTTAACCGAACTCCGGTATTTTTAACAAATTCCAAGGATCCTCTATTGAATCCTGCGGGTGCGAACCACGGGAATGAAACTGCATCATTGAATCCAAGTGCCGCAATTGCAGCCACTGAGGGTGGGACCTTAATTCTCTCATTGTTTAGATCGTCTTCGATCACAACATCTGGGAAATAGGCGGCGGCGGTATTATTATCAATTCTTCTTCCCTCAAACTGAATTGCGGTTTTTGAAACTGATGGCCTCTCAGAGGCATCATCATAAATTCTATTATCAGAATCATCGAATTGTGGAATATCCAGTAAGTAGATAGACATACCGTAATCTTTGTTTTTGCTCATTGCGTGATCAGTTACAAAGCTCTCTCTAATTCCAGGTATTGCAAGAATGTTTGTATTGACTGCAAAAGGATCTGTCATGATATCTGCTGCAGCCTGGTAAGATCTGACGCCGCTGTTATCTTTACCTATGCCATTTTGATTTCCGGCGAAACCAGACGGGACATAGCCGGATGCTGCACCTCCGCCTGTATCTAGGGAGATTGATTTGTCATTTAGACGTCGAGCATTCTTGTCCATGACGTTAACTCCGTCATAACCTCCGTAAAATACATTCGTAAACTTCATGAAATCTGTAAACCGATTAAAGGATACAGAAGAAGTCTGGGCAAGCAAAGTTCCAAAAGTAATTCTATTGGAGAGGTCGGACCCTACAGTAATTGTGTACTGGGCTGAGTCTGGGTTTCCGTTTCTAATGTAAGCAGCATCGAGCATATGCTCTGCTACTGTCCCTGAAAGCTCTGTATCATTATAGATTCCTGTTGAGCTTCCTCCGGCTTGATTAGGAAGAGCAACCCTTGCAAGGGTAAACTTATTATCATTGAAGTTATCAGCCCCGGATCCCGTATGAAGATTATCCATCTTCTTTATACCTAAGAAAGATAACTGGTCTTTTAGGCCTCGGTTTACTGTAGTTCCAACGTTAGAGTTGAGGTTAGCATTACCCACAGTTCCCGTAGCTGCCAGAGCTGTCGTCTTTACACCGAAATAAATTCTAGAATCAACAGTTTCGGTGGCGCCTGATTTTCCAACCAAGCCTGCAGTTGTGGAAACTGCGCCTCTGGTTGCTTTAAATGTCAAGGGAACTGGAGGGACAACCGAGCCCGTAAGCGCATCAGTTCCGCTGTAGCCTGCGAGTCGGGCTTGCCCTTTGT